ATTGCACTTGAAGTTTGGTTAATTCTATTTCTTATATCACTCAAAAACAATGACTGAAACAAGCATCTATTGGACTCCTAAACTCAACAATGCAACAAATCGTCGCATTGAGAAACTTGAAAGTGAGGGTGTAAAAATCAACACAAGCACACACGAAGGACGCAAGGTTATTGGTTACAACTACCTAGAACTTGCAAAAGACTGAACCTTAACTTATCAAAACAATGACCGAACACATCCCTAACGTCCTGCCTCACATCCGAGAACTGAAAGATACTTGGCGCCGACAAGATTTTAAGTTTACTCCCACCCAAGCAGAAGAATATGACCTTCTGATTGCTACTCGCCGTGAACGTGTTAAGCAACATTATGAAGAAGGAAGAGTTTGCACCGTCAGCAAATCTGCAATGGATAAACTGAAAGAAGACAACTAATAAATGGCAGGGTCCAGTTGAGAGGCTGGACCCTTTCTATTGACTAAATACCTGAAAGGGTTTATAGTCAATACAGATGAGAAGTTTTCAGCAGTTCATGTCTATTTGTGAGGAAGTTGAAGACAAGTCAAAGAGACTTGGATTCGCTGCTACAATTAAGACTGCACAAGCAGGCGGTAGAGTTCGCCCAGAACGTAAGAAGACTCCTGCCGAAATACGCAGAATGAAAGCTGTAGGTGGTGGTAAGATGGAACCCGTAGGTCCATACAAACCACGCAAAGATATTGGAAGTCAAAAGACTGCTGCAGAACGTCAGCAACAGCCAGAAAAAGAGCGTGGAAGTAAGGAAGTCGCGCAATCTTATGCTGAAAAAGTAAAAGCAGAACGTAGGGCAGCAGCACAAGCAAGAGCAGCAGCTAAGAAAGGTGGTTCTACAGCAACCACAGAAAAACCAAAAGCAAAACCCAAAGACTTATCAAAAGAAGCATCTAAACTTCTTTCAACAAAGAAAGCAGAAGAGAAACCAGCAACACGCACAAATAGACAGTGGAAAACTGAAACTGGTGGTGGTATGACGCCAAGTGAAAGAGCTAAGGCAAGACAAACAGAGAAAGGTGAGGCACTAAAAGCAAGAAAGGCACAGTTGATTAAAGATTTTACTGAAAAGAATGGTCGTCCCCCTAAAGGAAAAGAAAGAACTAAACTACTTGGTTTAGCACATTCCACCGTAAAATCAGGCGTCTGAAAGTTACTTAGCTCCAAAGTGGACCTATAGTATGACCGACAACATTATGAAAGTTTCTGAAAAACCCCAAATCATTAACGGTATGGAACACATGGTTACTACTGTTAATGGTTTGGACCGAGTGGAAATTAACAACAAACTTCATCATCTTGGCGACCAACTTATGAAACTCAAGATGGAACAAGACCAACTTATTCAAATGCGGAATATGATTGACCGCCAGAATGAATTGAGTGAAATGGATGACTTATTTCAAGAAATGTTCGGCGGTTGATTAAACCTCACCAGCACGCTTAGATTGACCTCTAAGCGTGCTATTCTTGTCTTTAGATACCAAACCACTGAGAACTATGAATTACATTCAAATCCCTGATTTTGTGCTGGATAGCATCATCAACTCTCTTCAGCAAGGTTATGATGTTTGTGCTGGAGTTGATTACTCTTCCGATGAAACTGAGAAGAGACCAGAGTATGCAACTGGATACAGTCGTGCTACAATGATAGATGCGATTGAGCGACTGAAGCAATACCAAGAGAAGAGCAATTAAAGTTACTTAGCTCCAAAGTGACCCTATAGTATGACCGACAACATTATGCAACAACATCCGATCACCCCACCGCCAGAGCTGATGGAGCAGTGGATGCAAGTTCACACCACCAAGTACGACCTGGCCCGTCAAGCCGCACAATGGGGCGCAGATCAGGAGCTGGAGGCGTGCTGTGAAGTGCTTAATGAGCACAACCCGAGCGCGTATTGGGGTGAACTACTACGCTCACGCCGCCGCCCCAAGCCGCAGAGCTTGAAGGAGCAGGCGTTGGAAGAACTAGCTGAGTGGGAGCGTGTTATGGACATCGCACCTGATAGCCCCATCCGTCGCGCCCTTGAGCATCTACCTGACTAACTATACATAAGTGGCGAAACTTACCATTTAGATAAATAATTATATGATTAGTTTCGCCACTTATGTATTATACTTACGCTTATCTTAGAGAAGATAAAACTCCATATTACATTGGAAGAGGAAAGCATCACAAAGGATTCAAATATCACAGAATGTCTCAAAAACATACTTGCGGTGTTCCTCCACAAGACAGAAGAATAATTCTTAAAGATAATCTATCAAAACAAGAAGCAATAAAACACGAAGAATATTTAATCCATTTGTATGGGTTAATTTCTGATGAAACAGGAATACTTAGAAATTATGTTAGAGATAGTCGCGGCGGAAGTTATAAAGGAAGAAAATTATCAGAAGAAACAAAACAAAAAATGTCACTTGCGATGAAAAAAAGATGGGAAAGTGGAGTATATGACACGCAAGAATATAAAGATAAAATAGCAGAAAGCAACAGACAAAATCCAAGAGTTAAGAAACATAGCGAACAAACAAAAGAAAAACAAAGAAAAGCAAGCACTGGAAGAATACAAAGTGAAGAGACTAAGAAAAAAAGGTCAGAAAGTATAAAAAAATGGTGGGAAGATAAAAAATCTTTAGGAGATGCCAATTAAAGTTACTTAGCTCTAAAATGGACTTATAGTATGAACACTGATACAATGAACATTCAACTGCGACCCCATCAGACTCGTGCTTTGGATGCACTTTCTAATCATCGTATTGGTCAAGTGATTGTCCCAACAGGAGGTGGAAAAACTAACGTCGCTATTTTTGATGCACTAAAAGAGTTTTCTAAAGAAACTCCACAGACTATTGTTGTAGTTGCCCCTCGTATTCTTTTGGCAACCCAGTTATGCTTTGAGTTCCTGGAGTTTATCACTAATGTCAAGGTATTTCACTGCCATTCTGGTGAAGTTCATTGGGAGTCTTCTACTCGTCCCCGTGAGATTCGCAACTGGGTTGATGCTAATGCCGACAATCACAAACTGATTGTAACCACCTACAACTCTCTTCAGCGTCTTGTTGATGCTGAGATTGATGTGGACACGATTTACTTTGACGAAGCACATAATTCGGTGAAGCGTAACTTCTTCCCTGCAACTGAGCACTTTGCTGCTGAGGCAAATCGCTGCTATTTCTTTACTGCAACTAGGAAAACATCGCTCACTCCTTCTAAACCTGGAATGAACGATCGTGATGTTTACGGCGACATTATCTGTCGCGTTTCTGCCCCTGAACTTGTTGATGGGGGATACATCATTGCTCCTAAGATTGTAGCAAAGAAGTTCGATGTTCTTGCTGCAAATCAGGTGACTGCGGAGTGTGATAGTAGCAATCTGATGGAGACCTTGGAAGACATTGATTGCAAGAAAATCCTGGTCTGTGTTAAGTCTGCAAAGCAGCTTATCAACCTGATGTCTCAAACAGACTGTGCTGCTCAACTACATCAGCGCGGTTATTCTTACCTCTACATTACCGCAAAGACTGGGGCAATTATTGATGGTCAGAAGGTGAACCGTGAGGTATTCTTTGATACTCTCAATGCTTGGGGTCGTGACCCTAACAAGAAGTTTGTTTGCCTCCATAGAAGTATACTTTCAGAGGGAATTAACGTCAGTGAACTAGAGGCAGTGGTCTTTCTTCGCAATATGGATGTGATTGAGATGACCCAAACTATCGGTCGTGTTCTTCGCCTTGGGGGCAAAGAAAAGGTCTGGGGTCTATGTGTGGTGCCTGTTTATTCCAAGGTTGGTGTATCCACAGAGCGAGCACTTCAGCGAGTTGTTGATGCTGTGTTTGAGAAGGGCGAACTGCTAGACAGTGTGGTTCGCAGGTGAGTCTCACTGAGACCCCTGTATCCATCAGGGGTCAAAACCTGATTTTTCTGCAATTCTACGTCACAGACCCTATGGGTCATCCACCGCAACCAAACTCGCGATTTTTTGGAAAGTGTAATGAAAGAAGGATTTATTGTCGGCAAAGGTAACTATGCAGCCGTGCCCTATGGTAATCAACTGATGATTATTCACAACGGAGAGCAACTCAAAGTGTGTAGGACCGAAGCATCAGCAAGGAAGTTCATTGATGACCATAAGAAAGGTAAATCACAGGCAAAGCTTCCAGTCGATTAAAGTTACTTAGCTTCAAACTGGACCTATAATGTAACCAATCACCCGTGTCGATCACGGAAAATTAAATGTTTAAGACTGACGGTTCCGTTCATCATGGCGGTGTAAAAAACGAAGAGCAAACAGTTCAGATTCTCAATGAGTTGAAGATCTTTACCGAATTGGTTGAAAAGAGAGGTGGAACCAAACAAAAAGCAGATGCTGTTGCAGGTAACAAATCCATTAGCATTAAGCGTAAGAAAGGAATCACAAACGGATCATTTGACTGGTTTAACACTAGCAAGTATAATGATGTTTTGGGCAATACTTTTGATGCCTTTCTTTCTTCTATGAAAGAGTTTCGTTCACTTCCCAAATCAATCACTCAAGACGATAGTTTTGTCCTTCAAGTTAGGGACAATTTCAATCAACTTTGCAATACTTGCTTAGATAATTTGAGCAGCGATCAGGTTGTAGATATTCTGCAGCGGGGACTGTGTGACGCAAACAACGGATTTGATATTGTAATCAATGATGTGGAAGTTAATAGTTTGTTTGTGTTTCCGTTTGAGAATCATCCTGCTGTTGACTACATCAATCGGGCATATACTATCTCCCTAGAGGGTAAGGGTAATTCATCTCGAAAAGTATTGTTTAGTGATGGCATAAATGTTTATGATTGCGGTCTGCGACTGCGTGTGACTAGCAACAACGGAATCAATGCTTTTCTTGGTCTGAGTAAAGCAAATAGCAACTCTCAGGTAGTAATCAAACTTCAACAAGATAAAGTCAAACAACTGCTCACCTCCACTCAATCTACGAAATATGACTATTGAAATCCTGCAACAATCTGCCGAAGAGATATCCACAATCAATCAAACATTTGATTTGGTCTACATGGATCCACCCTTTGGATTGCAGAGAGATTTTAAGATGTTGGAGCAAGATGGCGAAGAAAAGGGATTCTCAGATACTTGGGAATCCTTCGATGACTACATTTTGTGGTATGCTGGAATCATCGACAAAGCTTGGGACAAACTAAACAAAAACGCATGGATGTATTTGCATAACAATTTCATTGGAAATGCGCTTGTATTGTCTCATGTAAGACCTGAGATTCGTGATGCTTTTTATACAAACATCTCATGGAAAAGGTCAGGTCCAAAGAATAACATTAAGAACGGTTGGGGTAACATCGTAGATAGCATTTTGGTTCTGCGTAAAGGTAATCCATACTTTCAAGTTGAGTACACTGATCTAGACTCAAAGTATGAGAAGAATAGTTTCAAGAATCAAGATGAAAAGGGATTCTATGCTCTCGCCAAGACTACAGGAGAAAAAAGTCGTCCAGGTAGAATCTTTGAGTATAAAGGTTACAAACCAGATTATGGTTGGAGAGTGAGTGAAGACATGCTAAAAGAGATGGATGAGAATAACTTACTGCACTTTGGTAAGAATACAATCTACAAGAAGATTTACCTAGAAGACAATAAGGGAGTTCCTGTTCAAAATCTATGGGATGATGTGTACTTTATCTCTCGCAGTGAATCAAATAAGCGTAAGTATCCCACACAAAAACCTCTCAAATTGTTGGAGAGAATTATCAAGTCCTCTTGCCCAGAAAACGGTTGGGTTCTTGATCCTTTTGCAGGTTCTGGAACAACAGCAATCGCATCGCAGCTTCTTGGTAGAAATTGTATTACATGCGACATCAATCCACAGTCGATTCAGTTAGTTACTGAAGCAATTCAAGAAGTAGAAAATCCTCTCATATCTGCGATGAATTAAAGTTACTTAGCTGCAAAGTGGACCTATAGTATGATGACCAAACCAATGCAAAACAAGCATCTAGAGCACCCCGAAGATTGTATCCTAACTGGTGATCTTTCGGTCCTTGATTGGTTCTCTGAAGTGGAATCTACCATCAGTGTGAAGATGGACGGCGCTCCAGCTTTGGTTTGGGGAACTAATCCTGCGAACGGTAAGTTCTTCGTGGGTACCAAATCTGTCTTCAACAAAGTAAAAATCAAAATCAATCATTCCCATGAAGAAATTGATGCGAACCATGAGGGCAAAGTTGCAGACATTCTTCATGCTGCTTTTGATTGTCTTCCTCGCACAAAGTCTATCATTCAAGGTGATTTTTTGGGGTTTAGTGGTTCTGATACTTATTGCCCCAACACGATTACTTACGTTTTCCCGCAGGTAATCAGACAGGACATTATCATTGCTCCACACACAATCTACAGTGGTGGTGATGACCTGCGTGAGGTTTCTGCTGCTCCTCTGACTAGCAAACTCAAGAGCACTAAAAAGTGTTTGTTCGTGCAACCTGAAGTCGAACTGAATCCTTATCGGGAAGATTTGGAGGATGTGTGTAAGTTTGCAAAGCAAATGAGCACTCTATGTGAGTTTGTGAGCGATAAGAAAGCATCACAAATCAAAAAAGAGATAAATGCTTGCATCCGTGAGGAAAAGGTCGTGGATGAAAATGAAATTGCAGAAAAATGTGATTGTGATAAGAACCTCATCCGTCTTCATAAACTCGTGAAGAGCATCAAGGACGATTTGTTCCTTTTCATTCACGAACTGGATGAAATTGAGTGTTTCATCAATGGCGAAGCAAGTTTCCACGAAGGTTACGTCATCACTAACAAGTTTGGTACTTACAAAATTGTTGATAGGGAAACTTTCTCATATTCCAATTTTACCATCGCCAAGAATTGGGGTTGATTAAAGTTACTTAGCTCCAAAGTGGACCTATAGTATGACAACCACTGAAATGACTACAACTCTCGCAGAATACTCTCAACAGCAAGAGGCAAAGAATAACATTGCAAATGCTGTTCTCGGTCACACTTATGCACTGTGTGAAGCACTGCGTCACAATGGACCTGATGGTTATGATTTCTACCCAGAAACGGGTCGTAAGTATCACAAACTGATTATGGTTGATAGTGGCGGTGGACGCAGTGTTCACGCTTTTGTAGATAAGCAAACGGGACAAGTGTATAAGTCCGCCAGTTGGAAGTCTCCTGCCAAAGGTGTTCGTTATGACCTGCGAATCATAGAGCAACGTGAATGGTTGCTGCAACATGCTGACTGGGCGGGTGGTTATCTCTACCAGCGTTGATGTATCTACAAACACAAATCTTTCCCACAATGACTGACTATCAACAAGAAATTGAAGACCTGACAGTAACACGATCTCTGCATCTGTTGCGTGATGGTTTCAAGAGTGATTTTGCCACTGCTGTATTCGCAGATGAGCGAACGATTGATCTTTTTGCCCAACTTGCAAGTGAGTTTGTAGATGCAAACATTCCTGTGGTTGATGAAGACAATCGTATGGAACTTGCTATGATGTTACTGGAGTCTCTTGACATTATTGCTCGATGACTTACTCCAACCTCTCAAAGATTCGCCCCAAACTGAGGACAACTGGGCGTGTTTCTGGTAACTTTGGACGCAACAAAGTTTCTGCTGGTTCTACACTCAATGACATTGGTGGTGATGGTAACATAGGAGCAACACAAGACGAATACTTAAATCGTCTGTATTATGCTTTTGATACTACCACAGACACTAAACTTCAACGCTTCATTTATTCTGAAATCCGTAAAATCCACATTCAAAGAGGCACTTGGTAATGGCAACTTGGCGAGCAGATGTATTCGTAAACTCCCGCGTCGGACGTATCACAACTGAGGTTCAAGCTTCGACGTTCTCTGGTGCAAAAGAGCAAATCTATGCAAAGCACGGTGACGTTCAACAAATTGCTAATCTGAGAGAGGTTAGAAATAGTGGCGGTTCTTCAGGTTCTGATTTTGGTAGTATTGGTGGAACTGTAGGACTCATCGGATTGGTTGCAGCTGCATGGGCATTTGTATCATTCACTCCCTGGATTTTGATGGGTTTAGGTGGTGCTTTCGGAACTTGGGTTGGTGAGAAAGTAACAGGACAAAGCATCGAAGAGTATAACGAACGTGATGATGATTTGGGACACTCAAAGGCAGCAATCGTTCTTGCACTTGCACTCATTCTAGGTGGAATTGGTTTCGTCAAAGGCGATGAAATCAA